GAACTTGCGCTACCCAGCACCTTGCTCCGCATCTTACTGCTTCCCCAGCCGCCAGAGTTCGTGTTGCTGGTGTTCATCGTGAACGCACCAGACGTAGAAGTCGTGCTGCCGTAGCTGCTATCCACCAGACCAACAAACTTGCCGCTGATCTTACCCAACAGGAAGTGGATACGGTTGCTGCCCTCCTTGCCGGAATTGTGGTTGAAACCGATGATAAAGGCATCGACTTTCAAGCTGGAGATTGTAGTTGCACCCACCTTGCCATTGATGGTTACACTCTTAGTGTCGCCCACAGACCACCAGTTCTTCGCCTTGCCCTCATCGGACACCTTGCGGATAACTTTCCACTCGTTCTTCTCCAGAACGGCGTTGATGTAGGTCAGCGTCAAAGCATAATTCTTGTACTCGGTGGCGGCAACCGTGGCGTTGGTCGAGTCGGTGCCCAGCGTTGCAGTGATGCTCCATGTACCCAGCTCAGGCGGATAGAAAACGACAGTGCCGTTTCCGTCGTTGCCGCTCACAATGGCCGTGAGGGTGGTATCTCCGCAGGAGGCCGTGACCTCGCTGCCCACAGGTGCGGTCAGCGTCAGAACGCAAAAATGTACAGTGGTCGTGTAGCTACCACCGTTCTGCGTCACCTCGATCTCTGCGGTGTCACTGATGGCATCGCCCCTGACCGCCTGAACAGTATAGGTACCCGCCCGCTTGATACGCACCGATGCCACGCCGTCGCTGTCGGCCGTCGCCTTATAGGCTTTGCCCGTACCAGTCATGGTAGCGGTGACGGTCGAGCCGGTGGCCGCCGTTACCGCCAGCGTGGCAGCGAAGTACGGCAGATTGAGCGTATACTGACCGCCCACGACATCGACAGTGACGGTGTCGTCCGTGGTCAGACCGGCCAGTGATGCCGTGACCGTCCACTCGCCCAGCCGGGGCAGCGTGGTGGTGAAGCTGCCACCAGTCGCCGTGCCGGTGATAGTGCTCTGGCCGTCAGTGATGGTCAAGGCGCTGCCCGCAGTTGTAGTGACAGTGAGCTTCGGCAATGTATTGCCCAGCACCTTGTCCAGCGCCTCCTGAATGTTGGATGCAGAAATGCCCAGAGTGTCCTCGTAGGCGATTTCTTTTGCAGTCCCGCCGCCGCTCTGTGCACCGCCAGAACCTGCATTAAAAGGGCCCCATGCCATAAATCAAGCCTCCTCTGCCGCTGATGCGGCTTCAATGATGTGATACTGAGCGGAAATCGCAGCACTCGGAACGGATGCCGCCCGGAGGCGTAAAACACCGGCCATGCTCTCCGTCGATGTGAAATCCGCCGCCCGTGCAACTGCACTGCTGGACGGGTCAACATCCACTCCCACGCTATCTGCCGCCGTCAGACCATCCACCTTGATGTCGATGTACTTCGTATACCCGGGGACACTGGAATCGGACTTCCAGCCGGTGACAGGGATGGAGAACGAAACGAATGTTGCCCGGTCTGCTTTCAGTCCGTGCATTTCTTCCAGTGCAGCAGCGGCGGTAGATGCGACTTTGGCGGTAGCATTGCTGGACTGGGATGCAGCGCTGCGGAGCTGATCCAAAGTTGTGAGCGCATTGCTCAAAGAAGTCACCTCCCATAAAAAAATAAGTGGCAGCGGTGAATATTCTCCGCCGCCCCTTTACTCATGAGATCTCAGAGGCTTACTCGCCGTAAATCTCTGCCAGCATCTCGGACACCTCGGCATCGGTAGCCGTATGGTTCGCAATGGCCTTATCGATGGTGGTATCCATGCCGTCCAGCTTGGTCTTATCCGCAGCGGACATCAGGCCAGCCTTGGCAGTGGTCGCCTCGTCATAGGTGGTATCCTGAGCCGGGATGCCAAGGCCGGTGATATCATCCTTGGTCACAGGAATGGTATCGGTCACATGGCCCTCTTCATCCACAGTGGTCTTGTACAAACCGCTGGCAGCAGCGGTGTGGGTGGGATGGACATACTTGTTTGCGCCAGCCTCAATGCCGTTCAGCTTATCCTTGAGAGCCGCAGTGAAGTTCTCGTCAGACAGACCCTTGCCCGCTTCTTTCTCCACATAGCCAGACAGGTCAACGAAACCGGCCAGCACATCATACTTGTAGGCATCGCCGACCTTGACCACCACGACATTGGTGCCCTTGGGATATTTGTTGCCCGCACCCTCAACGAAGTTGTTGGTGGTGGTGAAAGCATCGGTCACGTTGTAGACGTTGCCCAGAACATTCTCAGCCAGAGCGGGCAGCGCAGAAAAGACCACAGAGCCAGCGGGCTTATAGACAGCGCTGATCTTGGCGTTGATCTCGTCCTTGGTGTAAGCGTCGGTGATGCCGTATCCACCCAGAGTAGTGGCCTTGTCGGCCTTTGCAGCCAGAACAGCAGCCAGAGCGTCGTCGAGGTCAGACTGGGAAATCTTCGCCTTGTAGGCCAGTGCAGCCAGACCCTTGATGGCAACATCGGTACCAGCCACGGAAATGCTACCGTTCTTGGAGCCGGTGGCAACCAGAATGTCCACCATCTTCTCAGCGATGGCCAGGGCAACGCCGTTCACCTTAACGCCCTCCAAGACGTTGGCCTGTGCGCCGACATCCTCCAGAGCCTTGATGCGCTTGTTCTGGGCCTCGTCAACGGCCTTCTGCTTCAGACCCAGCGCCTTCAGTGCGCCCAGCTTTGCGAGCTTCTCAACATTGTAAGCCATAATAAGTATCCTCCGTAAATTGTTGTTTGGTGTTTATTTGTCGTAGATTTCGGCCAGCATTTCGGATACATCATCCGTAGCTGCCATCTGGTCTTCGGAAACTGTGGCGTGGACAGAAATAACACCGTCTTTGGTCACTTCCACGCCGTCGCCAATTTTCACGCAGCCCAGCCGGTCACGGGTCGCAATTACCAGTTCACCGGTGCCACCTCCTTTCCCGAACAGAGTGACGACTGCCTGAATATCAGCTTCCGGGATGCGCTGAGAGAAAAAGCGAACAATACCGTTCAAAGTCTCGCACCCGTTCAGGACACCCGCCTTGTTCGAAATAGAAAAGCAGCTGGCAGTTGCGGAACCGCTGGGCCAAAGCTCAGGGGTGCAGTCTGCCAACTCTGCATCGTAGGTATACGCATACGGCATTTCACCCTCGCTGTCCGATACGGCTTTCCAGCCGTCCACAGAAAGGGTCAGGTCGTATTTGCCATAGTAGCCGCCGGAGCTGCCGCCACCACCGCCGCCGCTTTCCTTGATAAGCTCTTTGACCCTGTCTTCCGACATGATCTGGCCGGATTCCTCCAGCTCTTTCAGAGCCTTACTGGTGGCTTCGGTGATGATTTTGGCATGGGCATCCGGGGCATCGTTGTGCTGTGAGATCTCCTTCAGCACCATTTCCCGCACCATCCGCATAATTGCTTCAACCTGCGGGTCAACGGTGAGTGAGATATTGGCTTTGGTCGAAACGGCCAGCAACACAGCAATTTGGAATTCATGGTCAGCAGTACCGATGGCCGGGATCTCGATGCCCCGATCGTCCTGCATCAAAAAGAGCAGCGTGTCCTCCGGGTCGTCATTGAGGCGGCCAAACACACCGATCTGGTGCATGAAGTACGGCTTATCTGCACCGCCCGTCCAAATGCTAACTTTGCGGGCTTTTTCACCCTCATATTCCACGGTGTCGATGCCCAGCAGTTTAAGCTCATAGGTATCACCGCTGACTGCCGTTTCCTCGGACAAGTCGGTGTCAACGGTGCCCGTGCCGCTTACAGCACGGGTGATGGTGAGCGCACCGCCCGAAATGGACTCGGACAACATCGCAGCACCGGCGCTGGTATATGCATATTTTTCCCAGCTCATAACGATTTCCCTCCTAACTTGATGGTGACGGTTTCATAGGTCTGCGCAGGTCTGCCAGATGCAAGCGCCTGTGCAGACACAGCCTTGGCGTGGATAGTTCCGGGCAGCGCAATGGTCGTTTTCATCCGAGTTGTGCTGACCGCACCAGCGGCGCAGGCGTGTGCGCTGACTGCCCGCGGCTCGATAACACCCGGCATAAGAACCGTGTAGGACATCGTTGTGGCGCAGGGAATCGCTGCAACATAGCACGCTTTCGGCTCCGTTTCCGTGTAGTAAATGACGCTGTCCAAATGCGACCGAAGATTTTTGTAGCAGATGATTTTTTGCAAAACCTGCTGATGTTTGGCCTCATTGATTGCAGCGAAATCAACCGTGATACGGAGTTTGAAGTGGTACGGATCGCCGCCGTACTCAAACCACTCCAAAACTTTGGGATTGGGATAAATCGCAGAAATGGCTCTTTCAACAGCCGCTTTTGTGCCACGGTGCCGGTGAACATAGAAGCTGTCCTTGATGGTTTTTCTTTTTTCCTCAAGGGTGTAGGATCTATCGTACCAGTCCACGGCGAAGTCACGAGCCAGAATGTCAAGCAGCCATTCGGGCAGTTCGTCGATGCGGGTATAAATCCGCAGGGAGTCGATTTCATCCTGCCGGGATTCCATCACCTTGGCTATGGCCTGTCCCAGAGCCACCGTCTTAGGGTCTTTTTGGAGCGCAATCGGAAACTGCTGCATCATGTTGTCAGCAGTCAGGCCGTGGTTACTCATCCTCATACCCTCCGCTCTTTATCGTCACCGTGCCCAACTTTGCCACTTGCGGAACCTTGTCGTTGCGGTCAAGGGATGGCGCACCGTCTTCCAGCGGAGTAAAGGCGGGCTGTTTGAGGTCTACACGTTTGATGCCGGCCGAAAGAAGCAGATACCGCAGCCTGTCAGGGTTGATGTCCCTGCCCATCTTGCCGGACTGCCAGCGGATGTACCGCTGCACAGCCTCATTCACGCCGGACTGAGCTTCACTTGCGGAAATGCTTCCGTCACGGGTCAGGTAATAGGTCAGGTCGATATCATAGGGCACTTCCTCCGGGTCGCCGGAGATCACATAGTCCGTCAGCGGCCGGATTTCATCCGGTGAGCAGGCCGCAACCATGGCACGCTTGGTTTCTTCGCCAGCCACGCTGCCATCGTTCATGACGGCATACAGGCAAACCGTGCCAGGGCTGGGCGAATTTGCAACGACATCTGCGATTTCCGTGGAAACCCTCTTTGCAAAGTATTTGTAGGCACCGATTGGGCCAGCATCAGACCATGCACTCTGACTGTCACGCATCAGCTCATAAAATTCCTCGTCGTCCGGGGCATCAGAACCGTTTGCGCTGACCGTGATATTGGAGCAGCCGGAGTAGTAGTCGTAGATGTCAACAGCGGTGTGGATGTCCCCCACAGCATAATCATTGCCAGCCGTGCCCACGGTCTGGCAGGTCACCTGAACATCCGTGTATGTTGCGCCGATGGGAACGTACTCGTCTGCGGAGGTTTCCCAGTACAGGGCTGCATTGTCGTCTGTGACACGGGTGCCGGCCGGAATCAGCACCGCCGTCTGGCGGGGCTCGCTGATGTAAAAGCGCATGGTGCAGGTCGCCGCCGTAGGCTTGGGGCGCTCCTGCAAATAGAACAGCTCGGCCAGGCCATCCAGATACTCGCCCTCTGCGCTGCTGGGCAAGTTTTGGCAGCCTGTCCAGTTATTCTGGGCACGCTCGTACATGATGGCATCTTCGACCCACGAAATGAAAAGCCGTTCCGGGCTACCGGGCATCACAGTTTTGCCAAAGAACTGCTCATATCCTGCGACAAGCAGCCTGTCCAGCTCATCCATGTCCGTAGACACGAACTCGTAGGTTTTACGCACTGATGCTCACCTCCACGACTGGCAGCATCCGCCCGGGAGTGTCCGGGGCTTCCTTGAAAGTAGTCCCCATGTAGGTGGCACGAGGTTCAAACCGCTCGATGGCCTCCTTGATGGCAGCGCAGAGCATAGGCTGCGCCACATTTTCCGGCCGGTCGAGAATGTTCGCAATATCAATGCCAAATTCCCGGTAGCAAGGCACTGTGCCTTTCGGTGTAGACAGGATGACGGCGATGTTCTGCAGAACGCTGGTCACGGTATCCTGCTCCCCAAGGGAAATGGTGGTCAGGTCGTTTGCCGATACCAAGTAGTTGCTCACAAAAATCACCTCATTCTCTCTGATATTCCAACAAAGAAACGCTTGCGGTAATCCATGTCGGTGTACCGAAAGCGTCTGTGTGCAGGGTCTTGAATTTTACAGATTTGATAACCCACCGATAGCTGCCATAGACCACATTGCCGAGAACGAACGGCAGCGTTGTCCCATTGAGGACGCATTCTTGCAGTCGTTCCCGCTCTTTGGTTGGATTCACGCCGAGGTATGCGGCCAGTTCAATGTCAAACGTAATTGTTTGAGCATCGGTGCCTGTAAACTCGGTCAGGGCCGGGCCTCCGGCGCGCTGGTGGGTAGTATATCTGGCAGATACATTTTGCACCATGTTCTTGATGGTCTCGACATGGCTATCGAACACGGCAAAACTGATGTCTCCGAGGCAACCGACAATCACGGATAAATCCCTCCCAGCACGAAGCCATCAGCATTGAAGCACGGGAGGTACAAGCAGACCACCGTATCATCAATGGCCGGCAGCCACCACACCACATGGGACTTGTGCTGATGGTTTGTGGAGTTGTCCGCCCCGATGACCTTTTCTTCCTCATCCCAAATCTGGCGTGAGCCATCCATGGTCGTTTTGATCTCAAGGTTGTAGGGGCTGGGGTGGATATACTGGTGATTGTGTTCGCCGGCTGACTCCGTATAGACAATGGCTTTGTAGTGCTGCATCACCGGGAGCCAGCCGGACGTGATGCCGGTGTCCTCAAATTTGCAGCGGACAAGGCGCTTTTCTTTGTTCACATCGGTGACTTTACCGAGGCGAACGTCAACAGCGGTGTTCATCAGTACCCTCCTAAAACATGACGGCCGGAAACCTGCGTGGTGTACCCGCCAGAGCCGGTCACGGTATGCTTGGCCTGCTTCACGATGTACTTTCCATCCCACGGCCCGAAGCTCTTGGTTTCAAACGTCAGGCCTGCAACCTTGCCCGGGTCGCCGTGGTAGGTAAAGCCAACCTGACGCTCAAACTTGTTGTGCAACCGGAGCTTTTTGGCAGCCAGTTCTTTGGCCTCGGTCTTGCTCGTGACCGGGGCATAAACTTCCAGCTGCTGGTTGGTTTTGCTCTTGGCATCGTAGTCCTTGACGTAGGCGATACCCTCAATGGGCTTGCCGTTCGGCCCAACATAGGACACCCGGCAGGACGCATACTGCGTTCCGGCCTGGCCGAGCGTGTGGCTCCACTTGATATAGCTTTTGTCGTCTTTGGTGACAGTCCATGCAGAATCTTTTCCCTCGTATTCTTTCTGGTCGAAGATAACGAGTTTGCCGTCTGTGCATTTCAGCGACAAGCCGGCATCATGGCACAACTGCGACAGGAAGTCGATGTCAGAGCAGCGGTACTGCTCCACACGCTTATACTCAGGATCCTTTTTCGCAAGGAACTGGGACTTCATACCGTTCTTCTTCGCCATTTCATTGGCGATGCCGGATAACTTGTACTTTTCCCAGCCCTTGCTCTGCTTTGTCTGCCGGATCTGGCTGGTATAGGGCAGCCCCGTGGCCTTTATGGTGATAATGTCGGGCGGGCCGGATGCGTTTATGCTATCCAGCTCAAACTCCCCGCAGTCCAGCGCCTCATCCTTTCCGTCAGAGTGCCAGTTACAGGCCGTGATGGTAGCCCGGATTTTCAGGCCACCTTCACTGCTGCCGGAAGAACTGCCGCCAGATTTACCGGAGATCTCGCTGGCATCGACCCAGCCATAGACCCGGGACGTTCCGTCCGTGTGAATAACATGGTACGGGTGCAGCGCGCCCTGCTTGATGATGGTGATCTTGGCCGGGCCAGCCTTTGGTGTTCCGTTTGCCTTTTTGTCGGTAGATGCCTTGTAGTGTGGACCGCCAAGGAACTGCACCACGTCACCAACCTTGTAGCCATCAGAAGATGCGGCCGACACATCGCCGTCCAGCATCTTCTGGAGCCAGTCGGTCATCCAAACGCCCTCCCGGTCTTGGAGTTTGATCTGCAGGTCGTCACTGGCATCTTCCTCATTATCGGTAAATGTCAGCGACAGCAGGTAGGGCTTGATGCTGCTGGTGATGTCCACGCCGTCAAACTCCACAGTACACTCGGCATGGCGGGCGGTATTTTCGTCGCTCATGTGACCACCTTCTTCCACGGGGGCAAGGTAGAGCTGGTTTGTGTCTCGGTATCCGGGAGCGTCAGAACGATTCCGGCCGGGAACACAAAATAGCCCAAGTGCTGCGGATTAGCAGCCATCAGGTTGGGAGCATAGGCGCAACTGCCGAGCTGCTTATAGGCCACGCTGTCCCAGCGGTCGCCTTGCACAGTCGTATAGGTTTTACTCATGCATACCTCCCTCTGAAATCATCGTCCTCTGCATCTTTCACGATTTCGAGGACAAGTTCTCTCAGGCTGTCATTCTGGGCATTCAGGACGTTTTGCAGCTCGGCAGTATCAGATATACCTGAGATATGGTAAACCGGCGAGAGCGATATAGGAACCGTGCTGCGTGCTGAGGAGGAGCCGTTGCTCTCTGGCAGCTCAGCGCTCATGGGGGTAACGCTTGCGCTCTCCATCTCCCGTCTGGTTTCCGAGGCCGTCAGAACAGATTCCCCGCCGTTGAAGTAGACCAGCTCCGGGCCATGCTCACCAACGAGGGCAAAGCCGGGAGCCGCATCTTCCGTACCAACAGCATATCCGGGGATTCCGTGGTTGACATTGTAGCGCTCGTTGGAGCCTGCCAGCGCAGTAGAGGCCGCCGAGGCGATTTTGGCATAGGCTTCCTGCACACGGGGCATCATGCTGGATGCGCCATCGATGAAGCCCTGAATCGTCTCCTTGGCGCTTTTCGTGGCCTCGTCGCTCATGTCCATTTCCGATACGGTATCGGCTACGGTCTTGGCGATTTCGTCCATAGAATTGCTCATGCCGGTCTTGAGGTCGGCGATAGATTCGCTGGTGGTATCCTGCGCTTCTTTCAGTGCAGCATAGTTCTCAACCATTTTGGCGAGATCAGCATCCGAGGCCGAGGCCATACCGGCAATCGCATTGACGGATTCCTTGCTGCCATCCGCAAAACTGGCGATAATTTCACTCAGACCGTCGATGTCAGCCGCCCGTTCGTTCAGCTTTTCGAGGTTCTGGTTGTAGTTGTCCCAGTAGGTGATCTGGCTTTGCAGTGCATTGTTGATGGATGCAGCGGAGGTCGAAACGACCTTTTCCGCAGAATCCCACAACGCATACTGGCCGCTGATGCTGCCGTAGGCTTCATCATAGGCATCCTTGTAGGCTGCAATGATGTCCTGAATCCGAAGCTCTGCATCAGAGATGGCATTCGCCACATTCTGCTGCTGCGCTGCAACATCGTCTGCGCTGTCGGCGGCGGACTGCTGCGAAGCATTCAGGGCATCGACTGCGGCGCTGGCCTCCTGATACTCGGCCTCGGCGGCATTGATAGCCTCCTGATCCTGTTCTACGGCGGCGGTGTAGTTCTCGACCTCCCGCCGAGCAGTGACAAGGTCATCCGAGTACCCCATATACTCAGTGCGCAGTTGCTGCACATCCTCGCTCATGGTGCGCCACGGCAGATCTTCCACCGTGCCGTAGGTGAGCTTGAACTGCTCATCCGTCAGGCCGAGGGTGGTCAGCAGCTTATCGTAGGCAGCAGACATGCCGGCATTGGATTTTTCCACCTTTGCCTGCGCGGTCGCCAGCTTGGTTTCGTTCTCAGCACTCTCAACCAGCACATTGTTGTACTGGTCATAAAGGGTGTTCAGGTATTCCTGCCGGGCCTGTGCCTTGGCATCCGCCACATAGGCATCCGTGTGCTGGCGCAGCGCTGCGGTGCCGCCCTTGATGGAATTGGTCTCAAGGTCAATATCATCTGCAAGACTGGGCACCAGAACAGACAGCCGGGCCAGCGTGTCGTGGTATTCGGCATTTCCGTCCGTGTTCCCATTTGTGGCGGCCTCGATGGCCTCCAACTTGCTGATGTACTGGTCCGCAACGCTGGCGGTCGCTGCCATGTTGGACAGGGTGGAATCGTAGCTTGCGCTCGCTTCTTCCATGCTGTCGCCCATGTCACGAGCGGCGCTGGTCAGCTCCTTTACAGAGGGCACCGTCGCATCGGCAGATGTTGCCAGTGCCGTGACGAGCGTAACCGTTCCTGCAATCGCCACAGATGCAAGCGTCAGCGGGCCAGCAAGTCCCGCCAGAGAGCCAGTGAACAGAGTTGCCGCCGCATGAGCTAGTTTTATGCCAGCTGAAACCGCAGTCAGCGTGCCGACCAGACCGCCCAACGTGACGGTTCCTGCCGCAATTCCCTTGACCACACCGGGATTTTCCTCTACAAATCCCTGCATCCAGCCCAGGACTTCCGCGCCGACATCGTACAAATCCGACATCACCGGAGTCAAATCCTCACCGATGGCGATTTTCAGGCCGTCTGCTGCGGACTGCATCAGCGTCAGTCTGCCGTTCATGTTGTCGAGCATGGTGCCTGCCATTTTATCGGCAGATCCGGCGCAGTCGTTCAGAGCTGCGGTGTAGTCCGCAAAAGACTGCCCGCCCTCGGCTGCGGCCTCGCTGCACCCGGCCATGATGGTTTGCAGTTTGGAATACTGGTTCGTGCCGGCAATGACCTTTGCAAGGTTGGCTTGCTCTTGGTCGGTCAGGGTGTCCCAGATACCGGCCATGCCTGTGAGGATGCTGGACAGGCTCTGCATATTGCCGTGCGCATCATAAATCTGCACACCGTATTCTGCAAGGGTGTCCCCGCACTCTTTCGTGTTGGTTGCAAGGCGGGTGAAGATGGCGTTCAGGGCCGTGCCAGCCTCGCCGCCCTTGACACCGGCGTTGGCCATGGTAGCCAGCACAGCGGTGGTTTCCTCGACCGAGTAGCCGAGGGATGTAGCGGTAGCTGCACACGCCTTGTAAGCCTCACCCAACTGGATGACATTCGTGTTGGAGTTGGCCATGGCGTAGGCCATTACGTCCACAAAGTGCGTGGTGTCGGAGGCCTTCAGGCCAAAGGCCGTCAGGTAGTCGGTGACAATATCGGATGCCTGCGCCAGATCCATGTTGGCAGCAGCAGCCAGATTCAGCACCGGGCTGATGCCGTCCAGCATAGACTGGGTGTCCCAGCCTGCCAAAGCCATGTAGGACAGGGCATCAGCCGATTCACCAGCGGTGAATTTGGTGGTCGCGCCCATCTCCTTGGCCTTGTCGGACAGAGCCGTCAGCTCCTCACCGGTAGCACCAGAGAGGGCCTCGACATTGCTCATGGATGCTTCAAAATCACCTGCGGTGTTGACGCAGTCCATGTAGGCATCCCGGATTTCTCCGAGGGCCTTTGAAATGCCGACCGTGGCCAGCGTGGCCTCGACCGTCTCAAGCGCCTCGACCGATTTTTCACCGAATCCCTTTGCGCCCTCACCGGCCTCGTCCATCGTTTTCTTGAGGTCAACCTGCTTATCCTTGAGCTTATCGACCTCAGTTTCCAGCCGGACGCTTTCCGCCGTCAGCTGCGTGGTATCCACGCCAGCTTCGTGCAGAGCATTCCCGGTGGCAGCCAAACGCTGCTCATAAGTGTTCAGGGAGGCCGTGGTCTTGTCGATCTGCGCTTGTTTGGAAATCAGCTTGTTTTCCAACGCAGAGGAATAACCCTCGGTCTCCTGAATCTCTTTCTGGATGTTGTCGTACTGTTGCTGCAAAACAGAAAGCCGCTGACGGGTTGCGTCAACGGCCTGCTGCTGCTTCTGGTACGCCGAAATGTCGGATTGTACTTTGTTCAACAGCTGAATCTTCCCCTGCGTTTCCACAAGGGCAGACTGAGCAGCCTTGAATGTACTGGAAAAGCTGCTGTTCTGTTTGGCGGACAGGTTGAACAGCAGCTCCCACTCTTTACGAGCCACTACTTACCGTCCTTTCTCGCTCTCTGGCGCTCGGCAATGAGGTCATTGCTGCTGCGGATCCATTGCCGGAACTGATACAGGGGCATTTCCAGCCAGTAGGGCGCAGGCGTACAGTTGACCTGTGCCATTGCAAGCACCTGTCGCCGCAGCCACACGCCGCCATCACCGGTTACAAGTCCGACCTCAGCAAAAAATTTCTCGCTTTGGTGCGGATGGTGTTGTAGTCCCGGATGCTCATAGCACCAATGACATCAACACCGATAGGCTCGGTACACGCCCGGCAGGCCATGCGGATAAGGTAGCCCGCACTCATCGAGGGGATGATAACCGGCTGATTCAGAGCCGTAAGCTCTGCCTCGATGGCGATGGAGTCATTGCCGGTCAGCTTGCCCCAGTTGAACGTGAGGGATTCGTAGTGCTTGCCCTCATAGTCAAGGGGCTTCTGGAGCTTGTGAGTGTAGGTATACGGGTCAGCAGCGGCAGCAGCCTTTGCAGCGGCGGCCTGAGCTGCATCAAATTCTTTCGGGTCAATGACGGCGTTCATGCTGGATAGCTCCTTTCACGCTCAAAAAATAGGCCGGGACTGCAAAATGCAGCTCCGGCGAAACGCTATATGCGGATTACTTGCCCAGGGCCGCACGGACACCGGCCAGATAATCCACACCGTTGATGTAGCAGATGAAGTTGAGGGGGTCCAGTTCACGAACCTTCTTACCGTTGATGTACGTTGCCCAGTAGCGGACAGCGTATTCACCGGAGCCAGAGGTGGGCGTTGCGGGGGCAATGGTGCCACTCTTGGTCGATTTGGGCACGACCACGAAAATATGCTTTTCCTTCCGTGCCTCGACCGTGCCCGCAACAGGATCCTCATACTGGTTTGCCACACGCAGGTCAATGCTGTGACGGCGCAGCTCCGACAACTGGACGGACTGCGGCGTGGTGGTGCGGAATTCCAGACCAAGGGTCATAGCCTCCAAATGGCCCAGAATGACCGCTTCGACGTTACCACCGACACCAGCGCCCGAAATGCTCTGCGTCAGAAAGGTAACATCAGGCAGGGTAACTTTCGACATACCCAGATACTCCACGCTGTCCTCATAGACCGCGAAGTTGATAACGCTCTGATCGATTGCCATTGTAGTGCCTCCTTTTTAGGACTGGAGTGCGCTGGTCACATAGTCAGCGTCATATTCCAGCACAAAATCAATTTCCTGCGCCGGAGAGGGCGGGGTCATGTAGACGTGCAGCTTGATTTTGCCCGCCATCAGGCTGGTCAGCGGGTTCTCGTTTTCCAGCATTTCCACACGGGCACCCAGCAGATAGCCTGCGCCCACCAGACCGTTCAGCCAGATGGTGGCGCTATCCAGAATGGTGTCGATGAGACGACGGTTCATCGGCTTGTCGAGCTTGCTCCAGAACGTCTTGATGAGGGTGTTGGAGACGTAGTCGAACATACGGCTGAGCGGGATGAAGTAGTCCTTCACATCCGTGGACTTGGGGTAGCACGCAGTATGGTTGCCCCAAGCGGTCCAGCCGCCCATGAAGTTCAGGAAGGTGCAGATGCCTGCAGCATCAACAACAAGGGCCTGATTATAGGTCAGGTTGATAGTGTTGCCGTCGTCGTCGCACAGGCCGTCGATGTGAACGGTCTTGTTGGAGGGGCTTTCATAGGGAATGCCCTCGTTGCCGGTATCGGTTTCTGCAAGGCAGCCCGCCTCGACGGTGGAACCGTGGAAACGCAGATCACCGAGGGTGCCATTGGGCCAGCACAGGATGGTCTTTTCGGTATAGGTGCCGCTGTTTTTCGCCTGAACCGCAGCGGTATAGGTCTTTGCGGAAATGTCCACCAGAGCCTTGCCGGTAAACATGCCGTTGATGGAGCCAGCCTTTGCGTCCATAACAGCTGCAACGGTGGCATCCTGGGAGAAGCCGGGAGCCATAATCAGGTCGGGCACAATGCCGAACATGGTCAGGCACAGCTCAATCTGCTCAACAGCGGCGGACACATCGGAAGCCTCGGCGGTCTCGCCAACGGGCAGGAAAATGACCGGCTGGCAGGCGCACAGCTTGAAGTGGTAGTACATCACCTCACAGACGGTGTACTTGGCCCAGTCGTCGTCATAACCCAGCTGTTCCTTTGCCTCATCATAGCTGGTGCAGAGCACCGGGAGGCCAGCGGTCGCAGCAGTACCGGTCGCCTTAGACAGCGGTGCGGTGCCAATGACAAAGGGGATGCCGCAGGTTGCGGTGTTCGGTGTCGCCACGGCGGTATCGGCGCGGCTGACATTGATACCATGATCTGCCATAGTATGTATTCCTCCTTACTTGGATTTGGCGAGCATCCGTGCAAATGCAAGGACGGCCTCGCCGCGTGCTTTTGCCTTTTCAGGCGTGGTGTGCAGTTCGTCCACATTGATGATGAAGTCGGCCACACCGGGATATTTCTCGGTGGCAATCTTCACATCATCACGCTCTACGGCCTCCGCAGCAGCGCAGGGGTAAATCGTGTTTTTCTGGATGTAGCCCAGAATGGACGGGCCGACGTAAATAGAAACGCCGGGCTTGCTCTGTGCAGGCTCGGCGCTCACGGCGTTTTCGGCGTTCTGTTCCGCCGCGGTCTTTTTCACCGCCATAATTCAATGTCCTCCGTTTGCTGCACGGTCGGCAGCTTCCAGTAGGTGATCATTTCTCCGGCATAGTAGGGCTTCGATTCCTCGTCATAAGGAATGCTTTCCAACTTGTGGTCGGGGGAAATGTCGAGAGTAAACTGATACCGGGGCTTTCCATCAGCTCCGACACCGCCCACCTTGCGGACTTTCAGCAGCTCCACCCGGAAACGCTCCATCATGTTCAGGAGCGCAAGGTCACCCTCCTGTTCGTCCGGGTTGTAGCAGCAGAAAATAGATCGCACAGACACGACCGTGCGCTCCTCGTTGCCAGGCTGCTGCTCCGTTGCCAGCGGAATAACCCGGTGGATGATGTAGGGAGCCTTTTTCTTGGCAGCCCTGCTGTCAGGCAACCGCATCAGGTAAACTTCCGGGGCACGGTAGGCCTGTTCGGTATCGCCTTGCTGCATAGCCACCGGAAGAATCATGTCGGACATGATTTTCTCGGTGAATGCTTTCAGCTGTTCAAGCAAAACCACACTGGTCATATCACACACCCCATCCATTCAAAACTCGTGTAATCTCGTGCTCAATGCGTTCCTCGTAGGTAGAGGCCATTTTCGCCTCGATGGAGTCCATAACATTCTCGTTGGAGTACATCATCTGCGGGGTGGCAGGACCAAACAATTCCTTGACTGGGAACCGTTTTTCTCCCTGCCTCTCATAGATGCCATAGTGAGAGCCCATCTTCGCCTCAAAAGCGTGGTCCAGTGCCTGTCTTGCGCCGGATTTCTTCACGCGAGTTACCACGCGGCCGCTGCGGTCCACCTTGGTGTCGAAAACTCTAAGGGGGATAACGCTGCCACGGTAGCCGAAGTTGATGGAAACCTCACCATTGCTGCCCCGCTGGATGTTGTTGATATTCTTTGTGCGGTTGGAAAATTCGCTGCTGCTGATGGCATACTCCTGCGTGACTGCCCGCTTCGCCACCGTTTTTCCGGCGGCAGCGGCGCGAGCCAGCGCAGATCCTACAGCACGATTGGCACCTCCGGGGATTCCGGAAAGGATGGCTGACACGCGGTCAAACCCCTCCTCTGCAATGTCAACAGCGATGCCAGCTGTCACGCTGTGCATCATGGTGTCCGTTGTCACATCGCTCATTCGTCAATCGCCTCCAGTTCTACCCGCAGCATCCCCATTTCGCAGACAGAGGATGCCACATAGTAGCTGCGGACAAATCCGTCTTCGTCAATGCCCAGCTTGCAGCCCTGCTCCGGCTGCTTCCCGCCGAGAGCTGCAATATCGCAATGCAGCACCCGGCTTACCCGGTATATGCCCTCTGCATGGTCACTGATGCTCTGACGCACCCGCTCCTTTTCGGAGAGGCCGGTCATGACAATGGGAATATCCGAATACTCCTCACCGTCATAGTAGACCGTGTGCGTTTCTGCGAACTCGTCCAGATTCAGAAAGACGCTGTTCAGGTCTTCCTGCACAGCGTCCTTGAAGCCGCTCATGCGGTGGGCATCGCAGCAGACAGCTCCGGGGCCTCGGTGCTCTCGTCACCGGGAACAACGTCCTCGGCGCAGATAGCCTCGACGAGTTCATCCTTGGTCTTGAGCTGCTTGGTTTCGATGCCCATATCCGCAGCCAATTTCTTCAGCTCGGCTACGGTCATGCTCTGCAGCTGGTCGGGGTCGAGGTGTGCCGCCTCAGAGCCGTTCTGCGAGGCTTCGGCTGCGGGAGTGTCGTTACCTTCCGCAGTTGCCGGAACGTCCGCAGGGGCGGTTTCCGGGGCAGTGGGCGCAGAAAACGCGCATTTCGCCACACCCAGCCCGATAAGGCGGGCTGCTTCGGCATCGCTGACCTCACACCGCTCGCCATGCGCAACAGTGTGAACACCAGTCTTGGTGGGGCAGCCGTAGCCACCGCAAAGAATTTCAACAATCATCGGTGTACTCCTTTCAGGTCAGACTTAGCCGACCATGTTCTTGGCGCGAATCCACGGAATGTAGTTCTTGGGTGCAGCCAGAGGACGAGACTTCAGGGCGGTCTTGCGAGTGTCGTTTTCCTGATCGATGCTGAACTTCGGAACACGGCGGCCAGAAATGGTGGACTGGATGGTGTCGCCGTAGTTGATCTGAGTGATAGCACCATACATCAGATGGCCGCAGCCGGGAGCCGTAATCACGGCATCGGTCTTGGGGAAGTAACTCTGCTCCTTGTCGGTGGAATCCACATAGGTTTCATCAACAGAAATCAGATTCAACTTGTAGCCGCGGAAGTTGAGGGTGCCACCGTAGACAACGCCGTCGTATGCGCTCAGCTGCTGCTCAATCTGGCCGATGATGATGCCGGAATTCTTATCCAGCAGACGCTGAACCTTTTCGAGATTCATCACTGCGTCATAAACATCAGCACCCAGCAGCAGGTCGGCAGCGCGCAGACCACGCTTGGACAGCAGCCGGCACATAGCCGGAACGTCGCCAAAGAAATTGCCACCTTCCTCGTTCCACTTGTGGGCGGCAGTGTAGATGTGGTCGTTCTCGTGGCCGGGATTGTAGAAATTCACGACCTTTGCCTCGCCCTTGGTCACGTTGTCGAGCATCTCCTGCATGACGCATCCGTTGTCCAGCATGGTCTGTGCGCACATCCACTCCTCGGTGCGGATGATACGGCCATCCATGTCAGCCAGATCGTTCTGGACCAGTTTTGCGGCACGCTGGGCAGGGGTGCTGTTGGCATAGATGGCCTCGCCGAAGCCACGCTTCGTCAGGTCATCAGAGGTCAGAGGACGGCTCACACCGATGGACGCAGGCTCAAACTCGTGGATCTCGTAGCCCATGCGCTCCATCGGGATTGCGCCGACACGAGGCGACACAAAGGCTGCCATCTTGCGGTCGCCGTCCATGTACTCGGTCAGCACCTTGTTGGAGCTGAAGATGTCGCCCTCCTCCGTGGGAAAGTAGCGGTCACGGAAAAAAGTCTGCTTGGGCACAATGCGCTTCTGCACGGCCATCAGGGTATAGGTGTCAAAAAAATTCAGTTCAGCAGGCATTGTTATATCCTCCTCACAGTGCGGGTGCAGCGGCCTTGAAGACGATGCCACCGTTGCGCAGGGCATCCTTGTCGGCCTCGGTCATAGTGTAGCTGTCGGCCACGGTAACCTTGTTGGAGTTGAAGCAGCCCATCAGGTACACCGGGGCGGTCACATCGTCAGCAGTGCCAACGTCCACATCATCACACAGGATGCAGTAAGCGGTAAGCACCTCATTACTGGCAGCAGCGGTGCCCAGCACGACCAGCTTGTTATCGCCAGCAGTGCCGCCAGACTTTGCCAGAATGGTGCCGCGCTTGATGGTATCGGCCTTGGACAGCTTGCGGATGGTGCCGCCGCTGACAACCAGCTTGGGGTTGATGTCGGCAATCAGGCCATCAAATTCCATGGTGCCGAGAGATTTGCTCAGTTCGCTCATAGTAGTGTTCCTCCTCACTTCTTGTCGTCATCGAGCAGTTCGGCGACGGCTGCTTCGGCAGCAGCCATGCGATCGGCCTGCGTCTTGGGCACATTGCCATTTGCATCGGGCAGAGATTCCGGGCTGCCAGATGCAGACGCGCCCGGAACAGCCTCCACGTTTTGTGCACCAGATGCGGCGTTGTCCGCTGCCAGATTCTTCAGAAACTCGTGACCCTGCGCAGCAGCAGCCTTGGCGGCGCGGAATGCCAGCTCGCGAGCATCGCAAGCGGTCTCGCCGTACTTAGCCTCCTGCACCAGAGCGGGGTCAAACAGGCTTGCCACCGAATCGATTTCGGCCAGACGGTTGCGCTCCGCGCTCACGGCTGCGTCAACTGCGGCCTGCGGGTTTTCTGCTGCGGGGGCTGCAGGGGTGGGATTTGCATTGTTTGCCATAGTGGATTGTCCTCCTTCGTTGGACTGGGCGGCGGGTGCCGCCGGTGTATTTGCAGCAGCGGCAGCAGGTGCAGCCGCTTTAGCCATAGGAATGTTGTCTGGCAACTTTACGCCAGGCATCAGGCGCAGGGCGTGACCATTTGCGTAGATGGTCTGACGGTCTGCGCTTGCGGAGATTGCAACAGGTTCAGCATCATTCAGCAGTTCGTCGGCAAAGCCCTTTTCTACGGCCTCTTTGCCTGTCATATAGGTAGTGTCGGCCATCATGTGCAACAGCACAGTTTCAGACATCCCAGTCTTGCGCTTGTAGATGCTGACCTGCGACTTGTCCCACGCATCGTTGGCATCGGCAGCCTTGCGCAGTTCATCTGCGTTGTATGCGCCAAGAACAAAACTCCAGCATTTGTGAATCATCACGAGGCTGGACGGATTTACGCGGACGGTATCGCAGGCGCACATGATAAGGCTGCCGCCACTCATTGCCACACCGTCCACGATACAGACCAGCTTGGTGCCTTTGGCCGCCAGCTCCCGGAGCCGATTATGAATCAGGATGGAAACGCCTGCATCGCCGCCCAAACTGTCCATGCGGATGGTGATTTGTGAACACCCCTCAATCTGTGCCAAGTCGTTCAGAAACTCACTCTCAACGATGTACTGGCCGGGAATCGGTTCATTGGTCCATCTGTCGATGGGCTGTTTTTCCACGATATCGCCGTACATGGTAATGTCGGCGGTCTGGCCGTCAGTGCTGGCCATTGCGTAACAAGGCCGCTGGATGTTCACCTGCGGTGCGTTATTCGGTTTGGGCATTTTGCTTACCTCCCTGTGTCGTAATGCTGGCGGTGGTTTCGATTGCGCCCTCACTGCCAGCTGCTTTCAGCAGCTCATTTTCACGAGCCAGCTGTTCGGCGTTTTCGGTCCAGTCGCCGCCGCCCATCTCAAGGGTGACCTGTTCGTGGGTCTTAAAGGCGTGGTGCGTCTGGAGAATGGCTGCATTGACTTCCTTGGCGGGGTCAAGACTGCCCTGCACAGGGCCAATCCAGCGGGCACCGCACCATGCAGCACGGAGCAGCGGGTCATCAAAAAAGCCCGGAGCGATTACTCGCCCACGGGCTACGGCCTCGGACAGCCAAATCTCGTATGCCGGCTGGCAGAAACTATCCACCAGCCACGTGCGCCGCATCTTGAAACCCTCCCACGCTTCCAGCAGGGCAGCACGGGAGGCGGAATAGCTGGCGTTGAACTCTTTGAGCAACAGCTCGTAAGGCATCTCGATTGCGCCGCCCATCAGCTTGCACAGCGTTTTGACAAACTGCTCAAATCCGGCGGTCGGAATGTTTGGGTTTCCGAACTTGATGTCTTCGCCCTTGGCCAAATGTTCCACCTGACCGGGGCCCATTTCGTACTCGTTCGTGCTGTGGCTGGCATTGTCCATCTGCGGGTTCTCAACAGGAACGCCGCCCAGATCTCCGCTGCCAGTTTCGTTGAACGGAATTGCGTCCTTGGGCGCATCCGACACAATCCACGCCGTGAAGTACGACTGGACAAGTGCCGCCAGCAGTTCGGATTCGGTGTATCTGCGCAGCTGGAGCAGCGGTTCTATGATAGGCGCAACAAGGGGAACGCCGCGGTACTGGTCCGGCCGTTCCGATTCCATGATGTGCAGCACTTGGGGCAGTCCGGTCTTTTTGCCAACGACCTCCACACGCTGCCATACGGTTTCCTCGCTGTTGAGCCACTCGTGCGGATAGGTATTTCGGATGTGGTACGCCACAACGGCACCGCTGCTGTCCACCTCTACACCGTCGAGAATCTTGTTCCCGTTGTCGGGGTTCTTGCCTACGGTGTATCCCAAAATGTCAATCGCGCTGCCGTATCGGTTCGGTGTAGACACCCGGTCGGCCTCCACCAGATGCAGCCGCAGGGCGTAGGGGTGCAGCTTATCAACGTCCCGGATTTTCACAACGGCGAAAACATCGCCGCTCATAAGCCAGCTTTTCAGGGCCAGCTGCTGCAATCCGTAGAAGTTGTTCATCCCCATAGCATCGCAGTTGCGGCGGTTCTCGGCCCAAAGCCGGAACTCGGCCTCAGCCTTGGTCTGCCATTCCTTGGCCGCCTCCGGGGTAAGACCCAGAACGTCCCGGTCGATGGTGGATTTCAGGGTCAGGCCAGTGCCGACCACCTTTGTGCGGTTCGTGTTGATGGCACTTGTGGCGACAGGTGCGCTCATGTAGAGCATCCGGCTGCGCTGCCGCAGGGTGTCGGCGTTGTCGTGTATATCGCTGGATGGCGAATTGCTGTTCGGGAAAAATGCCCGCAGCGCACGCCGCTTATGGCTTGCACCAGCCTCGCTGTATCCGCTGGCCTGCGGCGCAGCCGTTGCACGGTATTTCAAAATATCGCCTCCATAACTTTCAAACTAAGCGGACTGGCTGGGGAAAGGAGTGAAAAGCAGCCAGCCCGCGGCAAAGACCCGGATGGGCCGTTACCCAAAATTGTTACCAGTCTCGCGGAATGATCCCGAACGCTTTTCGCGCGTTCTGGCCGTTCAGCAACGATTCCAGTTCATCGACTTTCTGCTCGGCCTCTTTGATTTCATCGCTAAGCTTGCCGAGGTCGAGCCGGGTGAGCTCACGTTCATACAGACGGTAGCTTTTCACGCCGCCAGACAGCAGCTTGTTGTATGCCGTATACAGGTTGTCAAGCCGCTGCGTGTGGAATTCCAGCCGCTTTTTGATGGTCGTGGTATTCATATCTCACACCTCACCAGTCGTCCAATAGGCTCTCCCTCTTTTTTCTGTGGGAGGGCTGTGGTTGTTGAATGTTTACTGCTGCCGGGGCATCGACCGCCTTTCCACGCAGCCTTTTCAGGGCACGGTCGATGGCATCGAGGTCTTTCGGCAGCACCTTGTAGGCTGCCAAAGCGTAGTTCCGGCAGTCAAGTGCCTCGTTTCGCTCGTGGCCGGAGATTTTCTCCCATTGCCACGGATTGCGGTGGTTCTCTTTGTACACCAGATGTTCGGACAACAGGCCGTTGAAATAGCCCAGCCCGTAGTCATCCCGGCGTGGGAAATGGCAATACCGGGCGCCCGGCTCCTGCACTTTCAAATCATCCATGATGATTTGCTTGCCGGAATCAACGCCCAGCTGGTATTGCCAGCACATACCGACGTAGCGGTTCTGTATCGTGATTTTCTGCTGCTTGGGCGGAGCCGTGAACGGCCTGTCCGAGCCGGGAAAGCCTTTGATGCAGAACACCTTTTTGCCGATGCGCTCATGGCAGCGGAGGCGAACATCCTGCGTGAAGTGGCCGCCCTCGTCCACGAACTTTATGGACACGGGCAGTTCCACGCCATCGGCGAATTTCAGGCGACGGTCGAATACCAGTTCATCAAGCTGCTGCCAGACCTCGTCACTGTCCGGGCGGCCCATGATGATGCCTTTTTCGATGCCCCACGTTTCACCGAAGTGGCCGAAGCCCACGATTTCGTACTCCATGCGGTCATCCTGTGTGTCAACGCCAGCAGTCAGAACCAGCACGCCGTCCGGCAGTTCCGCAGGGTATTCCTCCCTGCGGCCCAGCATGGTGTCCTCGTCCTGCACATCGCCGCGGTCTTCCCACAACAGGCCCAGCCGGGTGTTGTACACGACCTGCATCTTCTTCGTATCGCCCAGTGCGTTCAGGTATTTCAGCACGGTTTCTTTCCATGCAGCCCACTGGGAAACAAAGCTGTTCAGCCAGAAAGAACGGATGCCGTTCTCGTAGGCTGCCGGATTCTCTGCTTGCCAGTGCGCAGGCGCACGTTTCATGGTCACTTCGTCCGAAATGCAGCCGCACTCCGGGCAGAGATACCACACATCGTTGACCTTGTAGGTCTTTTCGCCGTGAACCTCGATGGTGTCATACTCGTACCGAATATCTTCCCAGCGCAGTTCGTGGAATCCCTTGCAGTGTGGACACTGCGACACCCAGCGTTCCATCGTGCCTTTGACGTAGGCCTTGGCGATTGCGCTGTGACCTTTGATTGTCGGGGTGGAAACCTCGACCGCCTTTGCGTTGTAGAACGTGGTCTGCCGGGCCATTGCCAGTTCCCACGGGTCGCCCTCAGTGCCGGCACTCGTAGCCCAGCGGTCACGTTCATCGCCCAGCACATAGCGGATGGGTTTCGATGCCAAAGCGTGCGCCTCGGTGGAGCCGCACATGGTCAGGATGCCGCCGGGGTAAGACTTCTGCAGAATGGTGTTGCCGCTGTCTCGGCTCTTGCTCTCTGCTACCTTTGCCCGCAGGGTAGGACAGTCTCGTATCATGGGAGCGATACGCAGCTTGCTGTACTCCTTGGCATCAGTCTGAACCGGGTGGATAAAAAGGATAGATCCGGGGTCAACGTCAATCGTTCTGCCGATGACATTGTTTTCAAATTCGCTCTTGCCGACCTGCGAGGACGCAACGACAACAATGTGATGGACGCGAGGGTCAGAGTATGCGTCCATGATTTCCACCAGATAGGGCGTTCTGCTGTTGCGCCAGCGGCCTTGTTCAGCAGATGCTTCCGGGGACAGGACGCGGTTTTGTGCTGCCCACTCGCTGACGGACATATTGGGCGGGGGCCGGATAGCTGCCACCAGCTTTGACACCAGAGCATTCAGACGGTCAACCGCTGCATTCTCACTCATCGTCGTCACCAGCCAGCTTTTCAGCCCACGCCTTGCGTTCACGGACACGGGCCTCATACTTTGCCGGGTCGTAACGGAACATGGCGATTTCCTCGGCTATCTGATTCACCTCGCCACGCATATACTCTGCCACCTCTGCCGGGTCAGACAGAGCAGCCGCATTGATGGCAACACGGCTGGGCAGCGCCATCAGCGCACCCCGGACGGTGTAGATAAGCTCAGAGGTCATAGCGGCCACATCCTCACTGCGGTGCATCTGCCCGGACAGCTCTTTTGCCTCAGCTTGAGCGATTTTCGCTTTGCTGGCTTTGAGCGTAGCTTCTGCTTTCTGCTTGATATGGTCCAGCTTTTTGGCCTCTGCCGCTTCCTCTTTGGTCAGCCCGCCACGGGCAGTGCTGGCATTGTAGGCCTGCACTGCGTCACCAAGGACAAATTTTCCTCGACTGACGGTGGTGAGCACCCCATCCTGTGTGAGCTGCTGCACCCTGCGGTTCGTGATGCCCAGCACGGCGGCCAGTTGGGTGGTGGTCACAGTCATGTCAGCAACTCTTTCTTTTGTCGGCATTCAGAAACCACCTCCTTTTTTGTAAAACTCTTTGGAAAATCACAGCGAAGTCATTATACAAACCGTAACGAAATGACTGATTTTTCCCTCACTAACTAGCTTGGTTTCGGGGTCGTCGAGCCCGCTCAGTGTGGGGCACCCCCGTCACAGTACCTTTTCGTCACCGAACGAGCCATCGTCGGCCCGCTCCTGTCCGCTGTTGGGCGGATGCAGAAAGGCTTCGACCACAGCAGGGTCATACTCGATGGTACACTCGATGCTGTCCATAGGGACGCTGGGACAGGCGTATACGGTTACGGTGTTCATGGTGTCGTGCTCCTTTCAGCAGGGAATGCTCACGCTTTGAATCTTCCTATAGGCATCCAGACGCAGCTCCTTCTTGTCGCCGTCGTAGGTTGCCTCGTAGTACATACAGTCAGGGACGGTGGTGGACAGCCAAGCCTTGTTGTTCTGAAGGGTGCTGCCGCACCAGAGTACGCACACGTCTTTCACGCCGATCTTCTGGAGATGTGCCAGCTCAGCGTTTGCATTATAGAGGCTGGCGACGGCAGCAATGGCGGATGCCACAAAATCATAGTAGTCCATAGTGATGATTCCTTTCCTCGAGATAAAGCCCCTGCCCGCATGAGCGCTGGCAAGGACGATTTCATACGCTGCGGATGACCTGAGCCTTGGAGTATGTGTCGTGGCCCTTGGTCATCATGTTCAGGAACTCGTCTTTGGTAAAGCCGGACAGGCGGAAGATTTCTTCGGGCTTCATGCCCAGCTGCTTGCCGATTTCCTCCACGGTCTTGCCCTCGTCAATGAGTTTCTTGACAATGGCTTTCATCGGCTCCAACAGGTGGGTGCCACGGGCACGGTTGTGGGTTATGGTGCCGTACACGTCGGCGCTCTCGTCGCCGTGGTGGTCTACGACTACGACCGGCACTTTGCCGCCCAGCAGGGACAGCAGCGGCTCCCGGCCCGATACAGTCCAGCGATGGAAGCCGTCAATGATGGTGCCGTCAGGGCGTACCACGATGGGCAGTGTCCAGCCGTTGGTCAGGATAGACTGGATAAGCAGCTTCAGGTTTTCCTCGCTGACCTTGTTGGGGTTGTAGTCGTTGGCGTGAATAGTGTTGCGGTCTACCCACTGGAGGGATGCCAGCGGGGCGAATACATCAATGCTTTCCATGGTTCTGCTCCTCCTTGATGCGGGCGTTGTGGTCGTTGTAGATGGTGGTCCAGAGAATGCGCAGGATACGCATTTTGGGGTCTCCGTACAACAGGCCCTCGTACATGGTCTTGTAGTGCTTCTGCTCAGCGATGCCGTAGGTCTTGATGAACAGGCCACGCCAGTGCTCGATGTGGGACAGGGTGTCCTTGGCGATGGTGTAGCGCTCCGGGTGCAGGAACAGAAGGTCTTTGCAGAGGGCTTTATAGTCCTTTTTCTCGGATTCTTCTTCCAGCTCCCCACGCTTGCGGGTGGTGCGCCGGAACATTTCAGAATCCCAGTAGAGCAGAACGAGGTAGGCATTGGGTTCTCGCCGCTGGATGCGCTCCCACAGGTCGTTGTCCGTTTCAGCTATCCAACGGAGGCCCTGTGTGCCGCAGTCACCGAAGAATGCGCACAGCCGGAGGGCATTCTTTCGGACACCCGCCTCATAGAGCCTCATGTAGATCTCAGGAAATTCAAGGTTTCGCTCCTTGATGTACAGCCACACATCGGAGTCCTTCCAGTCGTAGATGGGATAGAACTTGCCGCCGCGGGTGATGCGCTCCATTTTGGTGTTGGCAATGCACTTGAAGCGGGTCAGGCTTTCCGCCGTGCGCAGACCGACAAGCTGGATGCCGTCAGAAAACGCCTTGGAGCAGAACGTCTGGTAGTTCATTTCCCCTGCATAGTGGAGGTAGGGACTGTACATGATGGCAAAATCGGGCGGTTTGCGCATCCAGACATCTTCCTTGCCCGGCTCCCACGTTATCCACGATTCGGAGCTGGACAGGTGGTCAATGACGGACACCTGCTTGAACGGCAGGCAAAACCACAAGAATTTTGCGCCGACCGACAGGAAGTTGCGCCGCCAGCGGTATGCTGCATCGACCATCGAGGGGTAAAGCCCCTCCTCGTCGATGAACGTCACCGTCAGCTGCTTGGGGTCCAGCTCACCGGAGAGAATCATTTCATAAACGAGGTTGGCCATGCACAGGCTATCCTTGCCGGAAGAAAAGCTCAGGTAGATTTTGCAGCCGTTGGCGAACACATTTCGGATGCGGATCTTCGCAGCCTGCAACACGTTCAGGTTGCTTTCCACTACTTTCACAGGCATATCAGCTCACCACACTTCGGGCAGCGGATGTACCGGTGCTGCTCTGCGCCGCTGGCCGCCTCAGGAACAGCGGTTTCCGGCTCGGTAGGTGTAGACACCTCCAACACCGGGGAGGGCTGCTGCGGAGGCTCGGAGACGGTGGACACGGGCTGTGGGTCGGGCGGTGCTACCGGATAGGTAGGCGCTGCTGCATAGGGGACGTGTTCCTCATTCTGCTGGCGGTTGATGGACGAAATCTCGCTCTCCGGGAATTCTCCGTAGGAGCCAATCATTTCGTCCGCTTCATCCTCGGTGCTGTTCAGCATTTCCAGCAGATCGGCATCCCAGCCCGGGACATCCACATCACCGTCCAGCTCCTTGACCAGTTCCTCGATGGCATCCACATCAGTGAATCCCAGCTCATAGACCTTGTTGTCGGCCATCATGAGCTTTTTCTTCTGAACATCGGTCAGGCCGACCATGACATAGCAGTCACAGGTTTCCCGGCCCATGCGGAGCAGCGCTTCATACAGACCGTTACCGGCGATGATCTCACCGTCCTCGGCCACGACCAGCGGCTTGACCTGCCCGAACATTTCAATGCTGCGGATGTACTCGGTCAACTGCTTCTCGGAATGCCGGCGGATGTTGTGGGCGGGCTTGTGCAGCTCGGACAGCTTCTTTACCGTGATTTTCATCGTGCATCCTCCTTTCGGTCAGAAACGAGGTGCAGGACCACGGAGGCCAGCAGCATAAAGATGATGATGTACACCCGAAGCTCGCTCATCAGCGTCCAGATGCCCATGACACCCAGCGGGATCACGAGCTGCCACGAGGTAACAGTGAGCACGTCAATGAGAAAGCCGATGTTCTCACCGAACACCAGATACTCCGAATAGAGGTAGGTGGACAGCGAGGACAGCGCAATGATGGTGATCAGGATAGCCTTGAGCGTGTTCAGCAGTGGGCTGAAATTGACCCATGTGAGCAGCGCAGCCAGCACCATGTAGACACCGAACATCACGCCAGCCAGCACAAAGGACTTTTTCATGTTGCCGTGCTGGGTGCCATCTTCATTTTTGTCGTTGTAGGAGAACAGCGAGTAGTAGTACGGATAAGTGAACGGGCCGGGCAGCAGCAGGAAGCCTTTGTAGAGGCCCGTCTGGATACCGGCAGCAGTCAGGCCGGGGTCGATGTTGACGAATGCACCGTGGGTGTATACCAGCGCGGCAATGACAACGACTGCCAGCAGACCGTAAACAACCACCCATGAAAAGCCATCAGACAGGACGTTCCGAATCATGCCCTCTTTCAGAAGCATAAACAGGAACACAAGGCAGGTGCCGTAGACAATCAATGTGCCTCCGGTGGTGCCGATCGGCGTGTCGCCGAAGATCTCATAGATGCCGGACATCTGCGTCCATGTCTGGAACACGGTCAAAAAGCCGATGAAGTAGAACATCACCTTGCTCTGCATGATGCGCCGGACGGTCGGGATGTACTCCGCAAACAGACCGAAGAAGATACAGGCCAGCGAGTTGAAAACCGCCCAGATGATAGCCGCAGCAGCGCCGTTGTTGATGGCCAGCGTGCGGAAGTTCATCAGGGAGCCGACTCCTGCCCATGATGCAACGATGGAACAGGCGTAGAAAATGGTGGGGTTTGCCTTGAATTTTGCCTTGATTTTCTGATACATGGAAAATCTCCTTCTTTGTGACTGGGCACGGCGAAATGCCCAGCTGCAGCACCTCGGCTTTTCGGGGTGCTACGGTGATGCCGCACGCAAAGGAGCAACGTGCGGCCCGGAATCCTCCTTTCAGGCAATAAAATAGCGGCACCCACCGGGAATGGTGAGCACCGCTTGGCTTGATTTGAATTTTGCATCCTAATCATATCACTCGGAGCGTCCGTTGTCATCTGAATCCATCGGTAAGCTTCGGCATCCATCCGAAACCATCCGACAACGTCCGACAGCGAGTGAAACCATCCCCTTGATTCTCAACGATTTCCACTTTGAATTCAACTTTTCAGGGGGTAAAAGTTAAATTCATTTCAATTTTGAGCTGATTTTGTGTGGATTTCTGATTTGAATTTAAGTTTTGGGGCAAAAATAAAAAGCCCCGCAAATGCAGGGCTTATCGGTCAGTTTTTGTTGAGGTAGTTGTATGCCATCCGGCTGACCCCATCTTCGGTATATCCTTTTCCCAGAACTCCGGCAACTTCGGCCCATGAGTAGCAGCGGATAAACCGCAGTCTGAAAACCAGATACATCCGAGCATCCACAATGCTCTTGCAGTAGGCCTCGACTTTGGGCTTTTCCTGCGCTGCCAGCTCTTCCAGCCAGCGGATGCGCTCGTCCATGTCGGCCAACTCTACAGCCAGATCTCCGACTTTATCCCGGACACCCGGCGTGTGGGGCATCCCGGTCAGTTGTGGGGAGGCGGGAGTGATTCTTTGTCGCAGTCGCTCCAAGGCTTCACGGTCTTTTTCGAGGGTCATCTGAATGTCATAGTACTTGGACAATTCCTGTAATGTCACAACCTACCTCCGTCATAATTCAGCTACCGTCTTGCGGCGGCGCCTCTATTATTTTATCACATTTTGCTGTCGGAAGGTAGACCGGAAGTCCACAAATTATGTGGTCTGCACCAATTTTGCACAGGCCGGGCACAGTATATGTCTGGCCCTGGGCATCAGTGCGCTGGATGGACGGTTCAAGGGGTATGTAGTTCT